CGTAGTAGAACAACTAGACGGAAACGGGCTAGACAACAAAGAACCAACCGTTCGTGCGTATGGTATTGACTCAGAATACATTGGACACCGTGCCGACGGGTGGTGGGGGGTAGGGGGGGTGGTTAGTGTCGCTCGATGTTTTCACTCTTTTGGTTGTTTGGGGTGGCGCTTGTAACTTGTGATACGTTTCGGCTTTTACCCATGCCCTGGAGACGGGGAGGCAGGGTTGTATAACAGTTCGAGTTGACCTCTTCTTTTAAGAGCATCATTTGAGTTTGTCCGCAGAGGAACAGATGTTCAGACTGGGGTGTCCTGCACTTTGTGGGCAAGGCGCTTGCGCCGCGCCAGCATCATTAAAACTAAACAACAACAAAACCTGAAACAGTAAGATGCCCTCCCCCACATTTCCCGCACCCGCAGAAGGCTGCCGTGGCTAATTTCAGCCGACACCTTTGTTTTGATGAGATGACGTTCATCACGCTGCTTACCTATTTCAAAGAATAGATACCTACCCAGGTTCCCCTGTTTACGTCCCGCACCATGCAACAGGTGTACGACCTTGGGTGCCCTGTGTCTTCCCGACATGAGGGTCTTGATGAAGTTGGTTAGATGTTAGCAGACATTATGTTACTCTTACAACATGGCATCAAAGAAATCTGTGAAACCAAACTTCACTGGTTCGCTTGCAGATTACAAAACATCTGTAGCGAAACCCAAAGGTATCGCAGAAGACATTGTTGGTGGAATCAAAAACCTTACAGCACCGTGGCAATCAACAAAACCTGGTGAACTGTCACAAGTGACAACCACTAAAGCAGTTATTCGTGAAGGCGCAAAACTTTTAGACCAATCACTTGCAGGTGGCATGATAAGTGCTGGTGCCAAAGGTCGAGGTGCTTTAGCGAAACAGGCTGGAATCAACTTGTTGGCTGCTGGCGCAGGATACGGCGCAACAAAAGTTGGACCAACACTGTTATCTAAACTACTCCCAGCCAAAATTGGTGTCCACCACAGTGTCACCCCAGCAAGCGGAAACCCATTTACAGGCAAAGTACAAACATCGGTAGCCAACAAAGGTTTAACAGCAATGGACCAAAAACCTGGATACTCCTACTTTTGGGACACAGGCAAAGGCAAGTCGGGTATAGCGAAAGCCGTCAGCGAAGCAGACTTTCAAACAAAACAAATAGCCGACAAAATCCTGTTAGACAAAGGTCAAAAAGCCGTTGGATATGTAACCAAAATTCCTCGTGGAGCAGCACGCCCCGACACCAACGTGCCAGGGTCTATTGCTAGAGAACTTAAAGGAACCCAAAAGATTGTTGGAACAGTAAAAGCCTCTGGACCAGATTTCTTGGGGATGACCAGTTTTAGCCAAAAAAACCTAAAAGACCTATCTAGGGCTGTCCAAGTTGCTAAACAACAAGAGTTTGTAAAAAGCGCAGCCAAAATTGGTACGTTGGGTGCAGCCATCACTGTCGGTGCAACCAAGCGCCCTAGAAACAAGTAAGGTTAAATCATGGCATCGAAACGGTTGGACCCAAACGCATCCCTAGCAGACTATAAAGAACACGTAGCCCGCAAACAACCAATGGGTAACACAAAACCTAAAGAACATTCTGCTCGCAAAACTCCACTGGGTAACACAAAACCTAAAGAACACCTAGCCCAAAAACGCACCAAAATCGATAAAGCAATTGCTAACGCACAAGCATTCCAAAAGCAACGTACTGCCCTAATGAACATGTCTACCAAAGACAAACTAGGTGCCGCACTGGAATCAAGCATTATCGGTGCGGCAACAGGTGGCGGCATTATCGCAGCCCAAAAAGGTATACGTGCAGCCGTCAACAGCGGTATCCCAGCACGCATCGGCAACAAGGTCACAGGTCAAAAAGTTCTTGTTCATGGAACACCAGATTTTGAAAAGTTGATTGGAAACAAGTTGATGCCAAAAGCAGGAAGCCCTGGCTCCCCAACCGAAAAAGTTGTGTTTGGATACAACCCACAATTTAAAGGAAGCGGCAGCGCCGACTATCTCGAAGGAAGCGTCAAGCAGTACACAGGTCCAAAAGGTGGGGCAATCATCGCGAAGTTTCCTAAAAAGAGTTTGAAAAACTTGGAGTATCAAGAAAGCAATGCTGGTTTAGTTAACCAGATGGCGGCAAAAGGGAACCCTCTTGACCCTAAAAATCCTCCTTGGGTTCTTTCTAAAAGCCCAGCAAGAATTGTTGCAAAGGTTCCTGTTGCTGGCGGCGATTTCAAAAACCAATTGGCAAGAGAACTTAAACTTGCGGGTGCACCTTTGCGTGACTCAACCAGAGAAAAGGCTATTGAAAGATTGTTGAGAGAACGAGCATCTAAGAAGTACAACAAAAACAACCCTTCAGTCGTATAAGGTTGTCCCTGCATGGGAACCAAACGAAAAGTAGCACCAGAAGACAAACAACGATTCTTCGCAGCCATAGCAGCAGGCTCCTCAATCACCGAAGCCTCCCGCATCTCAGGTGTACACATCAACACAGGGTCACGCTGGTTAGCCCAATCCAAAGCAGCCAAAGCCAAACTAGACGCAGCCGTACTCGCCGTTACTAAAACCAAATCACGTGAAGGCGGAGCACAACACCGAGCATACGAACAGGACTTGGATGAAGCCAACAACCTACTCCCAGCCATCCCCCATCATCGTCTCTGCGAAAACGCTCAACGAGGATTAGACGACTTCGACTTCTTCCGCAAACACTATTTAGGGCGGGTACCATCCCCGTGGCAAGTAGAGGCAGCCCTCAAACTTGTAGAAATGTTGGAACACCCCGAAAAAGAATTTGTTGTACTAAACGTCCCACCAGGAGCAGGCAAATCCACCCTGTTCCACGATGTAGCAGTATGGGCAATCGTACGCAACCGTGCCATCCGTGTGATGATTGGCTCCATTTCACAAGCAATGGCAAAACAATACAGTCGCCGAATCAGAGAAACCCTGGAACGCCAGCAACCAATCCAACCAGACCCAGAAATAGTTCGCAAAGGACTAGCAGTTGACGCTGAAGGGTGCCTGTCTGTGGACTACGGCAGGTTCAAACCCTCCGACAAAGGCGCTTTGTGGCGTGCAGAAGAGTTCGTAGTAGAACAACTAGACGGAAACGGGCTAGACAACAAAGAACCAACCGTTCGTGCGTATGGTATTGACTCAGAATACATTGGACACCGTGCCGACCTATGCCTCTTCGACGACGTTGCCTCTGTAGATAACGCTCGTGAAGGCAATACTCGCGACAAACTGTTGGAACGCTGGGACCAAGTAGCCGAAGCCCGCGTAGACCCATCAGGATTACTGGCTGTGGTCGGGCAAAGACTGGGTTCAGGCGACCTTTACGCCCATTGCCTCAACAAAATTACGTACGACCTTGACGATGAAGACTACGACGGCATGGACATGACCACACCAGAAGCAGTAAACGCTATGGAACCCGTCAAATCCTCTAAATACAAACACATTGTGTACAAAGCGTATTATCCTGAACTAGATGATGGTCCAAAAAGCAGACGATTTGATTCCAAACCGTACCCTAAAGGTCCGTTACTTGACCCTCAGCGTCTCTCTTGGAAAGATTTGTCGTACATTCGGTACTCGAACCCAAGAACTTTTAAGGTTGTATATCAACAAGAAGATGATGCGTCAGACATAAACCTAATATCACGAACATGGATAACAGGCGGGCTAGGAGACGACGGGGTTCTCTACCAAGGCTGCATCGATAACGACCGTTTGCCAGGACAAATCCCTGAAGGACTCGCACCACCAGTAATCTCCATCATTTCGGTTGACCCATCCCCATCCCAGTTCTGGGGAATCCAATGGTGGCTCTATCAGCCGTCAACAAACCTCAGATATTTGATAGATGTCGAACGTGTCAAACTCACAGCCGAAGAACTACTCGGATATGACACAACCAGTGGCGAATACTCTGGGCTACTGGAAGATTGGACGAACAGGGCTTTCTCCTACGGCTATCCTGTATCACACATCGTTGTTGAAGTCAACGCAGCCCAACGCTTCCTCCTCGCCCACGACTTCGTACGCAAATGGCAATCACGACAAATGGTCAACATCATCCCCCACACCACACACCGAAACAAATTCGACGAAAAACTAGGAATCGAAGCACTACTCCCACCCCTCTACCGTTCAGGCGCAGTCCGACTCCCATCAATGCGCGGCAACTGGAAAACACTCGCACTCGTAGACGAACTCACCAAATGGACCCCCGACAAAAAAAACGGTACCGACCTCGTAATGGCAAACTGGTTTGCAGAACTACACTTCCCAACAGTCGGCGGAATAAAACTCCCACCAAGACAATGGCGACCCACATGGATGTTGCAATAGCGTCTAGTATGTTTACATGAAATCGTGTTCTCGCTGCAAACTAACAAAACCACTCTCAAGTTTTAGTTTCTATAAAGAAAAAAAGGACGGCTCACGCACACCAAAAAGGCGATGCAAAACCTGCGCCGTTGAAGTAACCAAAGAATACAGAATCAAACATCCAGAAAAAGTAAAACTTTGGAACGCAAAAACAAAACTGCGAATATATTACGACCTTTCTTGGGAGAGTTACCAAAAAATGGTGGACGACCAAAACGGGGTTTGTGCAATCTGTTCAAAACCACCGACCGTAAAAGCCTTGTGCGTTGACCACAGCCACGCTACCAACGTAGTTAGAGGGCTTTTGTGTGATAAGTGCAACCAAGGTCTTGGAAGATTTAACGATGACCCAATAATCCTAAAACGGGCAATATCATATCTGACCCACATGGATGCTAACGTAGTATTGTCTAGTAGTCGTCTACTGTAGGAGTTTTCTGTCAAGTGCTTTCCGTCGAACAAATAGTCTCACTGTATAACGCAAGACGTGAAGCACAAGGACCAATCATGCGTCGTATGCGTGAAGTACGCGACCTCGCAAACGGCGACGTAGTAATCCCACTCTCAGAACTAGACCGCAACGCCCGCACCAACGTAGCAAACCTGCTCGTACAAGGCTTAGACCAAACCTCAATGCGTATCGCATCAACGATGCCAATGCCGTTCTTCCCGCCAGTCAAACAAGGCAACATTGACTCACAAGAGATGGCACGCCTGCGCAAAAAAATCATTCTCTCATACTGGGACCACAACAAAATGAACTTGAAAATGCGTCGACGTGCACGACACTTCCTCGCATACTCATCCAGCCCAGTAATGCTCCGCCCAGACTTCCGCAAACTCCAACCAACATGGTCAGTACGAAACCCACTAGACACCTACCCTGCACCATCCGAAGACCCAGACAACCTAGTACCAGACGACTGCATCTTCACCTACACGAAGACAGCACAATGGCTGATTGACAACTACGGCGAACAAGTCATCGGCAAATTACGCATGGGTCGCGTCGTCTTCGACACCAAGTTCACCCTCCTCGAATATGTCGACGACCAAGAACTTGTTATCTGTGTAATGGGTGCACCTCTCGCAGAAGGACTCACCCCACCAGAACGAGCAGGCATGGAAACTGTGGAACTGGAACGGATGCCGAACCGCACAGGAATGCCACTAGCAGTAATGCCACAACGCATCTCCCTCGACACCCCTAAAGGTCAGTACGACGGTGTGCTCGGCATGTACTTCACACGCGCACGCTTGCAAGCACTCACCGAAATTGCTATCGAACGCGGCATCTTCCCAGACGAATATCTGGTTGCCCGCGCAGGCGAGAACCCTGAAATCATTCAGATGGCTGACGGCAAAACAGGACAGTTGGGTGTAGTAAAAGGTGGCGACATCCAACAACTACAAACAAACCCAGGCTACAAAACCGACACAGCACTCGACCGCTTGGAACGTCAAGAGCGTTTAGAGGGTGCTATCCCAGCAGAGTTTGGTGGCGAATCAGGCACCAACATTCGTACTGGTCGTCGCGGCGAAAACGTGTTGTCGGCAACAGTAGACTTCCGCGTGCAAGAAGCACAAGCAGTGTTCGAACAAGCACTCTACGAAGAAGACAAAATTGCTATAGCAATCGAACAAGCCTATTGGGGCACACAAAAGAAATCGTTCTTTATTCCAGGGCGAGTATCAGGCGGGATGACCCATTATGTTCCGAACAAAGTATTCGAAACCGACTTCCACTATGTCTCGTATCCTTCTTCTGGTTCGGATGTTAACGGGCTTATTGTTGGTTTGGGTCAGCGTTTGGGTACTGGTCTTATGTCGAAAGAATCTGCACGTGAGGCTGACCCGCTCATCACTGACCCTGAGTTGGAAAAAGACCGCATCACATCAGAATCGTTGGAAGCAGCATTGCTGTCCAGTATCCAAGCACAGGCAGCAGACCCGAATGGACCTTACCAACCAGACGACCTTGCATATCTCACTATGCTTACCGTTGAAAAAAATGTTTCAATATACGAAGCAGTACAAATGACACAGAAACGTGCACAAGAACGCCAAGCAGCAATGGCACCAGCAGGTGCACCAGAAACTATGCCAGGCTTGGCTATGCCAGGAATGGGCGCAGAGGTACCAGCAGCACCAGCAGGTCCACAAGGAATCCAAGGGCTACTTGCACAACTTGGTGGCGGTGCACCAGCAGGAGCAATGGCGCAACCAGGAACACCAGGAGCAGTATTAAGTTTAGGAGGGAGACTATAAATGGCAGCATACGGACAGCGGACAGATTTGAACATGCCAGCAACAGCCGTACCAGGACAAACCTACGGTGAAGCAGGAAAACAAATGGCTGCACAACGCGCGGTACCAATGGGGGCATCGCCTGCACCTGTAGCACCAACCGCTACACAACGACCAACTATCGCACCAGGAGCGTTCGGACCGTTAGACCGACCAACAGAACGTCCAACAGAACCAGTGACAATGGGCAATCCGATGGGTATGGGCGCAGGCATGGAAGCATTACCACCTGCGATGCCTGCATCGTTGCAACCTGGCTCACGAGAAGACCTCATAAACCAAGTTCGATACGTGTACTCTAAGTTCCCAAACTCAGCAGTGTTTCAATTGCTGCTTGAACTAGAGAACCAACCTATCTAATGAGAAAAACTCAGCAGCAACTTGAAGCCGAACACAACGAAGCGGTAGCACTTCGCGCGAAACGCGAACAATACCCGCAACAATTCACGGCAGACACAGCAGACCGTTTAGGCAAAGCAGCCAACGGCGGCTACTACACCAACCCAGAAGTAACAGCCGCACTGGGATTGTCAGAAACAAAAATTGACATGAGTCTGGTCCACAGGAACGCTGCCAAACAAGCACAACTTGCCCACCTGGAATTAAACAATCGTTACGACCTGGTAAAAGGCGCAACCCCAACACCAAAAGCAAAACCTAATTTTACTTTGTATGACTTGTTGCAAATTGACCAACGGGAAATGGCTACCCGCCACGAAAACATTCCAGACTGGTGGGACGAGGTAGACCCAGGCGGATACGTACGCAGGATTTCTGTGCCAGAAACCGTTGAAAAAGCAACAGACCTTTTATCTTTAACAGAGCCGCAAATTGTTAAACTTTATTTGTCTAAAACACCAGAAGAATGGCAAGAACTTACAACCAAAAACGTTTCTAAACAATACGTTGACATGGAAGGTAAGAGAATACCTGGTTCTTTTTTTCCGTATGAGGACCTTGGAGCAAAGTTTCCTAAGTTAAAAGAAATCTTTGACGCAGAAATTTCTTCTTCGGCGCGACCAAACGCATGGAGTTTGGAATTGATGGCTGGCTCGTTAACAGAAACATTCAAATCGCAACTATCTGGTACCGCCGCCGCATTGGGTGTGGTCCCAAAAATTGTTTCTTATGCTGTTCCCGACTCAATCGGTCCAGTAGATATTGCTGGCACTGTTGGTCAATTAAGCAAACCAGCCAAGGCTGTAACAAGGGCAGTCACAACTGGTCTTGCAGCGGGCGCACAATACACCAAAGGAACTCTTGAATTTGCAATGACACACCCAGGCGCACTGTCATCTCTCGGTGTGCAAAGTCTCCCAATCATGGACGAGGAAACATGGGATGACTACAACAATATAGTTATTAAGGGGAACATATTAAGCCAAATTGCTATGCAGGCTTTTCGCGGAGAAAAAATTGATATTGGTAGCGGATTCTTCCCAGAAGGAAAAGCAGCAGAAGATGCACGCATAGCACACGACGCAGGACTACCACAAATTGGTGGAAAAACATTTACTGTTGGACGCGCAGTAGTAGAACCGTTTATCAAAGAAGGCTACATCGACCGCAATGGCTATGTAGCAAATATGATTTCTGGGATTGTCGATGGAACTTTTACTGCGGCAACTGACCCATCGCTTTATGGTGACCCAGTTAGGTTGCTCATGGATACCTACAAACTTTCCAGAGTCGCAGGACTTGCTGTGCTTGAAGGCAAAGCAGCAGAAATAGTTAGAGAAGCATGGGCGGCAGAACGCCGTGCAGCAGGACTCTCCGACGACATCGGCGACATCGTTAACATCTCACCAGGTATAGATGTCCTGCCAAGAGGGACAATGTTGCCTCGCGATGTGCAGATGGCTGCCGAAGAACTAGCACAGCAAGCAATCGGAGGGCAAAACCTAAAAGCACTTGATATGCCACCTTCCCCTAAGTATCTTTCGCCTTCTGGTAGCAGAGTAGCAATCAGGGAAAACATGGGAATCATTGACCAGGCTGACGGGACAATGCGTATCAACCCAATGAACATCGACTACATGCCGTTCTATGCGGATGGGCGCAGGGCACTAGAAAAACTGTCGTCATTCGATAACGTTGGACAACTATACGATGCGTTCCTTGGAAACGTTCCAATTGGTGCCGCAGCAAAAATTCAAGAAATTGTTGACGTTGCAAAAGCAGCAGGTAAAGCCGTCGACTTAAAAGAAGTTCACAAAGTATTGCGTGAGGCATTTTTTAGCGGCGACCCGCTATACAACGTAACAGAAGTCCCAGGTGTTCTAAAGCCAATCATCCAGCAAACAGGAACACAAATAGCGCAATGGTCGTCTGGCAGAACACGCCAATTTGCAACCATGCCACAAAGCACATTCTTTTCTTTTGAAGACCCAATGGCTTCAGTAAACGACGCTAATCGTTTGATGACCATTATGAAGGTTCCTAAGAAGGAAAAGTATGAAATGCTTTCCGACCTTATTAAAGCATCTGTCAATGGGGAAACATCACGGCGTTTTGAGTTGGCAGATAAGTTCCAGAAAACAATCATTGCACCAGCGTTGAGAAAGAATGGTGTTCCAGAAGAATGGATTGACGACGTTGCTAAATGGTCTGGGTGGAATGACGGTGTAGAACAGTGGTCGATGGATGCTATCGGTCAGGCATATCCAACACCGTGGTTTGATGATGGCACTGGCGAAGTTATTCGCATGAATGACTTCATGGCAAAAGGCTTTATGATGGTTGCCCCAGAAAACTTGCAACAAGTCATTCGTGAAACAACCAATTTGTGGAAAGTTTTTAAACCATTCCGTGGCGACCCAAAAATAGAAAAGTTGTTACAACCAACATTGATAGAAAAACTCCAAAGAATTCAAACTGGACTATTGAAACCAATTGCCCTTGGAGCACCACTACCAATACGAATGGTAACAAGAATTCTGCCAGACGAAATGCTGCGTATCGCTGCCACCCAATCTTTTGGCATCGACACATTCAAAGTTTGGGGAGCATACGGATACGTCAACTACAACACCGCTGGCGACTTGCTTATTTCTAGCAAAGAAGTTCACAAACTTATTCCCGTCGCCGACCATCTTGACACCCTGTATTCAAAACTTAGAAACGAAATGAATCTGGCTGCCATCGGTGAAACAAACACCGTGTCGCAAACACAGCAACTAATTGATGCTCTTGAAGCAAGTTATGGGACAAGGCAAGAAATACTTAAAAAAATTGCCGTATTCGAAAACAGGGCTACAGAATCCCTCCCTGGAACTGGAAGAAAACTTACAGAACTTGCTGAAGGTTTGATGGCTAAAGACCGTCTCGACCCACGAATCGCACGTTACGAACGGTCAAACATCACCGAAGCAGCCTTCAAAGATGTGGACATCAACGGTGCTGTAATCAATCCAGATAGCAAAAAAAATAAGAACTGGGTTACTGGAACATCACGTGACATTGTGTCCATGTCTGAAGACCCAATTTATCGTGAAGTAGCAAAAACATTGTTGGCTGGTGGTAAAGCCGCAATTGACCAACTGCCAGAACGTTTCCTTAACGGCGACCTCAGACCGCTATTCGACCGCTACTACAACAAGGTTGTTAAAGCACAGGGTGCTGATGCTATGAGCACCATGTTCCCGCTAACACAGATAGATGGCAATACCCAATGGGTTGCAACAATCTATTCGGACATTACAACTAGAGTTGCCAATGACCCAAAACTTATTGAAACAATTGCTACTGGCGAACTGGATGGTCAAAGAATTGCGGCAAAACTTAGTTGGGCTGACAAAACTTCCACCTCACGTCATATCTATGAGGCTACAGAAGAATTTAAACTGTGGGTAAAACAAAACTTGTTGACAAACCCAGAGTCGGCTAAAGCGGCACCGTTTAATCGCACCGAAATGCAGGCTCAAAAAGCCATGAAATCAAATTTCCTTACAAAGCGATTCAATCTTTATCGTGATGTGTCAGCAAAATATGCTCGCGGTCCGCTTGAACAATACATGAAATGGAAGCGCATTCAAGAACTTATTCCAGCGATGGACCCAGCAGAAGCACAAAAAATGTTTGAGGCTATCGATGCAAGTGATGCACCAAAGTTTTTGAAAGATTCGATTGAATCACAACTGTCGTTAGCGCAAGGAACAGCGACACGTAAACAAGTAGAAATCCTTGGAACAATGTACGGCGACAAATTCATGTCAGATGTGCTATACGACTCCGCAAAGAAATCGTATTTCGGTGCACGACACTCGCTGCTGTTCGGCTTCTTTGATGCGTGGCGTGAACAATGGTCGGTATGGATGCGTCAAATGGCTACGCAACCTACCTTGCTTGAAAAGGCACGCCTAGCCAAAGAGGGATTAACTGGCGCGGAACTTCCATCTTGGGCTGGTGGAGAGCCAGGCAGAGGAATTATCTATACAGACCCAGATACGAACCAACAGGCAGTTGCCTTGCCCTTCTCTCGTGAAGTTTACAGAATGCTTGGTTTGAATGCCCAAGAACAAATATCAACAAAGAACTTGACGTTGCTTGGTTCCGCTGTACCAGGCTTCTTCGGTCTTGGTGCAATGGTTATGGATTCTGTTTTGCCAAAGAGCGAGGCATTTGCGGCAACGAGAAATCTTGTGTTCCCGTTTGGGGACCCAGCAATGCGGTCTAATTTGGCGGATTATATTTTCCCAGCATGGGCGCAAGGTCTTGCTGTTTCTTCAGCATCGTTAGCGCGTGGTGGCACAGAGTTCGACCTGATAACCAACATTCAAGCAATGTTCGCCACAGAACAAAATGACAGTATTAGGGCGACAACGTTGAATGCTGTGCTTACCAACATCGCATCGAATAGCAGCAATACGCCTTTGACAATCGAAGAACGTAATACGCTTCTTGAAGACACCCAAACCAAAGCAGACATCGCATTGGTATTGAAGTCAGTCTTCAAAATCATCTTGCCAGGTGCATCAATGACCAAGTACTACACCGACATCGGTTCAGAAAACGTAACCTCTGGTGCGGTCATGGATGACCTGCGAGCCATCACCGACAAACGCATGGAAGCAGGCGGAACATACGCCGATGGAGTCCTAGAGTTTTTGACCAAATACGGCAACGACGCATGGATTTACTTGGCTGGTTCAACCAAGGCTCTGCCAGGTATGCAAGCAACCAAAGAATTCGCTGAATGGAACAGAAAGAACTCTGACCTGCTTGACAAGTACCCGCTGGTTGCTGGCTATCTCGGACCACAAGAAGGCGAATACGACCCTAAAGCCTACGGTGCGCAGCGTGCTGTTGGCAAGCGAAGCCCTAAAGAACTGAAGAAACGCCAAGATGATGCTTTGAACGGGCTTGCTTGGACTGTATACAACAACGCAAAAGACAGTTTGTTGGCTCGTGGCAGGGAGCAGGGCTTGACCCCGCAGCAAACTATGAGGTCTGAAACCTACACGTCTGAGATGAAAATGACATCAGAAGGTCTTAAACAGCAGTTCCCGATGTGGGACAGCAAGGCTAACGCCAGGGAAATGGATGCCAAAAACCAGTTGCGTCAAATATCTGAAATGGTGCTTGACCCTAAAATCACTAAACTGCCTGCGGGTGAGGCTCTCAAAAAGTATTGGGATTACCGCACCGCTTATATCGCACAAGCCATCAAAGACAACCCTGCTTTGGCTAACGAGAGTTGGAAAACGGTTAAAGCATCGCTTGATATGCGTGCCGATTTGACTACTACTGGCGCTGCTCTAGCGGTCAAGTATCCTGAATTTCTTGGTTTGTGGGAGAATGTTCTTTCACGCGAATTTGACCCAGTAGAAATAGGAATGTAGATATGGCTAAATGTGCAGAGGGATTTGTAGAAAACCCAATTACTGGTGTTTGCGAACCCGTAAAATCAACTGCATCGATTGATGTCGCTGGTGGTGGTTTCGCGGGTGGGATAGACCCAAACTATAAAGCACCAGCAGCCGACAAATTTTCAGACCCAACAAATCCTTATGCTTTCACCAACGACGACTGGCAGATTCTTAACACCCTGTCAAAAGACAAAGTGATTGCACTTCAAAGCCAACTACAAGTTGCTTTCCCTAGTTTCAAACCAAGAACACTGGGCGACCGATTCGAC